TATAAGTATTTGATTTATTATACTCACATACACTTCTTGATAGATAATTGTCCCGTAAAGGCGGACGACCTGTTTGTTAAAAGCCACTATATGTTTTTCTGAAAAACATATTTTTGCTTCACTGATAACAGCGCTCGAGGAGTCTCAGTATTCGCTTTACTGAAATTCCTGTCTCGATTATTAACGCGTTCCTAAGATGATGCTGTCTCTGAGAGTTCTAGAGATAATCGACATTTCCTCAGAAAATTCTTATTAACTGATTTCTACGTTTTAAAAACGTAGCGGATAGGGACCCGATAGTTCCCCCCCTCACCGAGCTAAGACATACTCATTAAACTGTCTGTAGTGCGTAGGCACACTAAACACTAGTACTATTGAGCTAGCCCCTCTTCAAAAGGGCTACTAGTGCGACGGCACCTAAATCACGTGAATGACCTAGTTATTTTACATACCTGGCGATAGCAAAGCTTTATTCTCTTAAAGAATTTCCACTTTTTCACAAATTTGTAGTCAACAAATTGTACAGAACCTTTTTATTACCTTTTAAAGCATAAAAGTGTATTCTGCCATAGCGGCATGGTTAGGGTATTGACCAATTCGAAGAATTCCCCATTTTGTCGGCCGGGGCCTATTCGTAGGCACCGGGTAAGTCCCTCGGGGCTTGTATTCTTTACATAGAATCATTCATAATCACAAGGCTAACTTACTGCAGCCGATCCACAATTAAATTATGTGGCCATACTGCAGTCTGGAAAAAGCAAGTCATTTTAAATGATGTTGTATTAGATATAAATCTAGCACGTGAAACCAAGAAATTGGGTAGTAGCACCCGTGGGCGCCCCTTGAGCACCTTTCAATTCGTTATTTTTGACGATTTGAAATGGTGTTCATGGGGCGCTTGTATAGACTTGCACCGACATATTAACTGAATAATAGTAAGTAAATATGTCTAGCATTTCAACGAGCGTCCTCATGAACGTCATTTCATACTTTATTTTTGCCGTAGTCTTTTTCGCGGTTGGATATATTGCCAAATGTATCTACATGTCTTACTTTGCTGGTTTTACCCCCCAGTCAGGAGACAACCACAGCAAATTGCGATCGCGCTATGCTTTTTTGCGCCAAAAACAACACAAAACCGCCGGAGAAATCCGCGAGCTCACCCGTCTCGCGATCCGCATCAAATCCTTACCTAAAGGTGATAGATGGAAACGTACTTTCGTTCCCCAGTTCGGTTTCTCTCCCCAAGAAGCTATTTCTTATTCCCTTCGGGGTAATGTAGTATCTACATATGATCGCACTTCCTCAACTCTTTCTAATATTTACGATGGAATTGAGTCTAGAACTACTTCCGTATTCAATGATTTGGGAAATCATTGTTACCGTAAACTTTTCGATCCATCTTCATATTCCATTAGGTCAGCCACCCATTCTATTTCAGATATTGAATTGCCTAAACCTTTTTCACACAGAAGATTTTTTGATTTTTCCGTCAATAATTTGGAGAGATATTTGTTTTTGTTGGCCTCTATCCAGGATTCGAAATCTATCCAAGGTATCATGGCTGCAGTTTTACAATTCTTGAAGACTGAATTCGATAAGTCTCTCACTGTTTTGACCTATGATGCAATTTCCTCATTTTTATCCCCGATGGAACCTCAATCTTCAGAAAATT